AGGCGCAGCAGCACGGCGGGTGGGTTGAAGATTATTCAGTTCACTGCGGAGATCATCATCGAGTTCCTTCACAGAACCACGAGAATCTTCCTCATCCTCAACTTCTTCATCAAGACGAGAATTCTTGGTACCCAGAACAGAACTAAGACGCTTCTTCAGTTCATCATAGGACTTGAATTCAGAAGGACTCAGGAATTCTGCAAGAGAGTATTGCTTCTTCCAGATTGCTTCCATAGCTTCGTCATCATCCAGAAGGGCGCCTGCAGCGGCGAACTCAGAGGAATCATAGTTACGATAACCTGCGACGTTCTTTGCCTTCAGTTTGAAGTTTGCTCCACCCCAGAAGTCAAAGGGATCGATCGGAGATTCATCCTCAAATTCGGGTTGCATCGCCTCTGAAATTTTATCAAAGATTTTCTTTCCGTATTTGAAAAGAAACACTTTGCCTTCGTTTTCAGGATTTGCAGGATCCTTCACGACATAAATGTTGCTCATATAAGTCAGTTTACGCTTCTGCTTACGTGCAACTTCTTTGCCAGCATCGGTTCCATTATTCCAGAGACCAGAGTTGTGCTCACATACTGGGCACTTTTGGTTCAGGGAGGTCAGGCAGTTATCGATCAACCAACCACCAGGTCCCTGAAAAGCATGGGAATACACTTTGATGAAAGGAAGATCTTCGCCTTCTGGTGCTGGGAGAAAACGAATAACGGCATAACCGTTACCGCTCTTATCACAATCAAGTTTCCACAGGCGGTCATCCGTACTGCCGTTGGAACTATTCATTTTTTCAACTTCTTTCACCAGTTTTTCGGTGAGAGAACCAAGTTTGGACTGTTTCTTAAGATCTGCGAAAGACATTAGATACCTCGGATACGTTGGATACGTTGGATTTACTCGGATATTATAGCAAAGATGCCTCGGTCAGTCAAGGTACTTCTTGAGGGACTCAATCGTTTTTGTCATACTACTGAACAGAACACTTATATCAGTCTCGGGAGAGAATCCCATCAAAGCAACGGACTTTCTCAAATTTTCCTTCATCTCGATAGCATCAGGATCATCAGATAAAGACAGTCTCGTGTACATAATCTTCTGTTTCTCAAGAAGTTCTGTTAGTTTTTCAATATGTTCCAATTTACCTTCACGATCCATCATACCAAAAGATAAAATACTTTTGTAAATGAATTCCTGAAGTTCATTAATTTCACGTAATTCTTGCTGAATTAATTCAGAATCAAAAAATTTACTCATATAAAATATCTCTTAAGATTTTTTTGTATTGGAACATATTGATATTTAGAAAGGGATCATACTTTTTGATTTTCAAACTTACGGTTTCCCACACAGGATCCAATAGTTTTTTATCAAAATTTTCTGAGAAACGGAATATTTTGTCGTAAATTACGAATGTTTCTAGAGATAACTTCCCGCTTAGAAGTCTTTTGAGAACTGGTGGGTGCCCTTTGGAACAGTTCAGAGCATCGTCTAATTTGATCTCCGAGAACAATTCGTTGCTTTGCTCTTTGAATAAGTAACTCAAACTCTGTTGTCTTCTCATCCAGTCGGCGTAAGTCCTTTCGCCAGAATTGATAATTTCTCCAATCCATAAGTTTTGTGGGTTGTCTACTGATACAAAATTAGATAATAAAAAGTCTACAACTTCTTTGTCAGAATACTTTCTTGAGGTCTTCTCAAACCAATATTTGTCTTTGCGTTTGTTGAATGTTGCAACTGTTGCTTTTGATTTGCCCCCATACTTAAAAAAGTCATATTTACGATTCGTAAAATGACTTTTCATAGAAAGATAAGTTTGATATGTCTCAAAAGGACTCATAGTGGAAGTTTTGCCCTAGAAGTTTTTTTCATAAAGTTGAGACGAATAGCGTCCCATTTTAGTCGTTCTTTGAGTGGTTTTGAAATAAGTTTCGTTACCGATTCTACATCAATACCGTTAATTTCACAATAATGGCAAATAGCGTCGATATAATTTACCTTTTCAACTGCCACGATATTTTCGATCTCTAAAGCAAATTTAGATGGTGTTAAAAACTTGTTCTCTATTGCCTGTTCTAGTTCTTTATTTGTTTCCATACTGTTCCAGTTTATCTCTAACAAACTCTCTAATGTATTGGGTGAGTAGTTTGATGTATTTTGATTTGTCATATTCTTCATAAACGATTGATTCTCCATTTTCGCAAGCCATAATGATTACAAGTTTTTTGACGGGAATGTCCGTAAGTTCATAGAACATACAGGCATAAGCAGCGCATTGAACAAAATAATGTTCAATCCACTCCCGTGGTTTTGGTTTTTTGGATGTTTTGAAATCGATTATCGCTAATTCGCCATCAAACTCGGCAATACAATCTACAGTTCCCGCTACTCCAAGTACTTTGCTGTATAGGGAACCTTCAAGAGCATAAACATTATTTATACGATTCAAATCCTTCTTCGCAATTTTAAACAGAAACTGCGACAGAGGTTGGACATCTGGAAGGTCTACATTAGAAAGATAATTTTCTACTAAAGTATGCATATCAGTCCCACGACTGGTTGCTTGTTTAGTGATTTTATCTGCTTCTTCTTCGCCAACTTTTTTACGCCAGTTTGCAAAAAACTGGCGATTTTTATGACTAGTAACAGAAGTAATTGAAACTAATTTAAGAAGTTCATCATCATTAGGAACTTTATAGTAACGAACACCATCTATAGTCTCCCTTTCAAGTTGAGGGAGATTCACATCAATATGCTTGAACATCAAAAACCAGCTTCCATTTTTGCTAAAATATACTCTTTGACAAGACCAGAGCGAACGATATCGTCAACTCCAAACTCAATTATATCAAAAGATGGCATTTTACGCAAGATAGACATAAAGTCTATAATACCATTTCTTTCATTTGTTTTAACTAAATCTGTTTGTGTTGCATCTCCACAGAAACAGATTTTAGTATTTTCACCAACACGAGTGATAATAGAATCAAGTTCATGGAAATTAAGATTCTGAAATTCATCAACAATCACAATTGCATTATCAAGAGTTGTTCCACGAAGGAATGATGTACTCCAAAACTTAATTGTTTCTTGTGCTTTAAGATTGCCATAAAGCATTTCAAATTCAGAGTCAGAAGACATCTGGAACATATACTTAACCATATTCTTATAAGGAATCTGGTAAATATCAGACTTATCATCGTGAGTTCCAGGAAGAAATCCAATCTCTCTTGTAGCTACTAATGAACGTACAATATAGACTCTTTCGTAAGGACTTCTTTCATCCAAAACATCGCACAAAGCATTATAGAGTGTAATAAAAGTTTTGCCAGTTCCAGCGCACCCATAAGCAACAAGATGCTTATTAGAAGAATATGAATTAAAAAGAATCTTCTGATTCTCTGTAAGAGGTTCAATATCAACCAGATAATCACTACTTAAAGGTTTTCTACGCTTCATTTGACGGGTTGTTAAACCAACTCCAATTGGTTGGTCATTCGTCCTTCTTTTTCTTGCCATAGGTAATTAAAGTTTTTTTACGTTTGATCCGGGCATTTTAGCAGCACGACCTAGTACATCATTCCATCCTGGGTTCTTTTGGATAAGCTTATTCTGCCAATCCCCAACTTCACCAGGTGAAGCACATCCTTCAGACCAATCCCTCTGCCATTCAGGATTGTCCTTATACCACTGTTGAATATCATGAACACTCATTTCAACAACTCTTTTTTCACCAGTTTCTTTATGAATAATTGGATAAATTGCCATAAAATTAGAATATCAAGATAATTTATTTAGATCCATTCAAGTGCTTCTGCAACTGAAGGGAATTGTTCTTTGAAAATTTCTTTGCATTCAAGTGCAATATCCATATGTTCCTTCTGTGTTCCGTTTGCAGAGCGAAGATTAATATAATGTATCCATGACCTGCAAGATCCGCTCATATAGATCCTTGTGGGCGTTGCTAAGGGCAGCACAAACCTTGAACACTCCTTTGCCACACCGTGAGCAAGAAGTTCCTTGTAGAGGCGCATAGAGTGCGCAAAATGCTCTTGAATTTTACTCTGCAAAGTCAACTTTTCATAATCAGGAATATCATCAATAGAGTTCTGACGATTCTTAGTATCCTGACGACGAAGTTCTGGTACAGGAATATAATCACTCAACAGAGAAGAATCAGCGTAACGCTGTGAAAATTCTTGATATGTAAACGAACGGTGACGCAAAATTTGCGCTGCGATACCACGATTAGTTTCAATCTCCAAGGTCATAAAAGACTGTTCAAAAACAGACCAATGATTATGCTTAATACAATAAGCAAGCAACTTGGCATAGTTTTCGTTGTCTTGATTCGCAGGGTTACTAACTCTAGCAACATATGCCATTGTTTTTTCTGCATCAGGAGTCACACTAATGAGTTTTACTGTCATTTTTTTCCAAATCCTTTTGATGTTTGTTCTTCTATTTCTGCCATCTGTTGTTTTATTGCACGAAGTTGCTCCTTCATCTCTTTAATACGTTCTTCGGTATAAAGATGATCTTGCTTGATCAATCTTTCAAGCAACTTTATTAGTTCTTTTGCTCTACTCACTTTCTGTAATTGCTGTCTTCTAACTTCGGAAATAAGTTGTTTTTCAAAACTTTTCATTTTTAATCTGGGTACCCATCATCGTCTTCAAAAATTTCGTCGTAATCTAAATGCTTTGGTTTTACATTTTCATACTTATATGCCTGCACATCAGAATAAATTTCTGCTTTTAAAGAGTCTACAAGCAATTCTAGATTACGAACAATAAGTTTTAGTTTGTCTCTGTCCATACCTTATAGTTCTCTTCGGTTATTTTACATAAAAAAAGGGGGGAAGTCAATCCCCCCAGAATCAAGCAACTTGAGGTTGCTTTGCCATATTCAGTTGTGCATCTTTAAGAAGTTTTTCCTTCTTTGCTTTTCTTTTAAGATAACGGACAAAGTAAGTATTCATTTCACTTATGCCCCTCTTTTACAAACTTAACACCACGATAGGTTTCATTGTATTGTTGAGGTTGTTGCATCATTTGCTGTTGATACTCAAGACGCTTTTGAGTATCATATTCGACACCACGA